CCAATCACAGTATCTTGAAGTTCGAGCGTATAATGTATAACAGTCTTGCCCTCTAAGATTGCCTGCGTGCCCAGATGAACTAACGCCATCGATTTTCCGGCGCCCGTGGGTGCAATCACGACGCCCAACTCACTCTTACCAAGGCCTCCACCAGTAATGACGTCAATTTCTTTCCACCCTGTGGTCACCGGGTTGCGATGTTTGAGCTTAAAGCGCTCCTCAAAGTCAGCAAAATAATCATAACCAAAGTTGTTTTCTGATCCAAGCTTAAGCGCCTCATTAATAACAGTAGAAATTTCATCAAAAGAACAGTTCTGCAGCAATCCTACAGATTTCATCATGGCCTCTTTAAGGTTTTGCTTTCGGCAGAAATCGAGGGAAGTCTCTTTAATATATTCAATGTCGGACATTTCACGAGTATGAATGCGTGCAAAATATTCACGTACTTGATTTTGTAATACTTCATCGTCTCCATCCATATCAGTTCGCAGAATAGTAATCATTGCTTCAACCGATGGATGGGTGCCGTAACGGTCGCGATAATCAATTACTTTTGAAACAAAAACCCGCAAATATTCTAACTCTAAGAACTGTACATCAAGCACCTCGCTAATTTGATCAGCGAACGGTCTGTCTTCAAAAATAAGTTGTACGAGTCCCTCTTGAAAGGCTTTTCCATACCTTCCAAAATTCACATTTTCAGTGAGCATCTAATCCCTCTCGATGGTGTATTGTATATATAACAGATTGACAGCTAAAGTCAAATCATTTTCAAAATAATTATTTTTGATTGTCAAGACATTCTCTGCTAATCTTGTTTAAGTTTGTGCGTAGATCTTCCCAGTTTAATTCACCAAATCCATC